CCGGAGTTCACTATAGTGTTTCTACATACTTGGATGGTAGGGCAGACGTAATTAGATATACAGATAAAACTAAATCAGGATACCAGTTTGGCCTATTGTAAAATTATAATCAAGGATGAAGTCAATGTAAAAATTGAAAACTTAGACCTTGACACAAGAAAAAAACTGGTTACAAAATTCAAATATTTTGATCAAAAAGCTCGCTACTTGCCTGCTTATAAATTAGGTCGTTGGGACGGTTGCACTAGCTTCTTTGGACTTGGTGGCACTACCTATATGAGTATGTTACCTGATGTTATTGAGGAATTAGTACATCAGGGTTACGATCCTGTACTAGAAGATCATCGTGTTCCTATGGCCTTGAGCTTTGACCTAGTTGCTGAAGATTTTTGGGGTGACCAAACATGGCCTGAAGGTCATCGGTTTGCCGGATCAAAGATTAGACTGCGTGATGATCAAGTTGAAGTTGTTAACAAGTTTCTAGAAAATCCTCAGTGCATTCAAGAAATTGCCACGGGCTTTGGTAAGACAATTACCACAGCCACGTTGGCAAAAATCTGTGAAAAATATGGTCGAACTGTGACCATTGTTCCTAACAAAAGTCTAGTTGAACAAACTGAAGAAGACTTCATTAACTGCGGATTAGACGTCGGAGTGTACTACGGAGATAGAAAAAATCTTGATAAGACACATACTATCTGTACTTGGCAAAGTTTGAATATTCTTGACAAGAGATCTAAAAATACCACCGACGAAGAGTTATTAACACTGGCAGAATTACTTGAAGGTGTTCAAACAGTAATGGTTGATGAGGTGCATATGGCCAAGGCAGAAGTGTTGAAGAAACTGTTAACCAACAATCTTGCCAATGCACCCATTCGTTGGGGACTAACCGGAACTGTGCCTAAAGAAGATATAGATTTTCAAAATATTAAATGTGCATTAGGCGAAGTAGTACACACAGTTAAGGCACATACTCTGCAAGAGGCAGGAGTACTAAGCACCTGCCATGTAAATGTTATCCAAACTGCTGAGTGGAAAGAATTTGGCAGTTATCCTGAAGAACTAAAGTATCTAGTGACCGATGAAGATCGAGTTGCATGGATTAGTAAACTGGTTGCAGGAATTGCAGAAAGTGGAAATACGTTAGTACTGGTTGACAGGATTGAAACAGGACGTATAATAGTAGACAACATCCCAGATAGTGTCTTTATCTCGGGAGAAGTAAAAACTAAAGACCGGAAGACTGAGTATGACGAAGTTAGAACTGCTGATAAAAAGATTATTGTGGCGACTTATGGTGTGGCCGCTGTGGGTCTTAATATCCCCCGTATTTTTAATTTGGTTATGGTTGAGTCCGGAAAGAGCTTTACAAGGGTTATACAAAGCATTGGGCGAGGCATTAGAAAAGCAGACGACAAAGACTTTGTACAAATCTGGGATATTACAGCGTCGACGAAGTATGCGAAGAGACACCTTACTGAACGAAAGAAGTTCTACAAAGACGCCAAGTATCCGTTCACAATTGAAAAGGTAAAATATTAATGCAAATTCTCACACTTGATAATAAGATTTATCATCTAAACGACCTACCAGATGAGGTTGATGAAGATCTCAGATTCAGTGTTATGGACAATAGCGATCCACAAAATCCTGACTATTTTTATATTCCTCTAATATTCTTAGAGTCGTTCACTGCACCTGCTGCGGTACTTAAAGTCGGGCCATATACTGTAAACATGCCATTAGATTGGTGTACTATTGTAGGAGACCCAGAGGGTCCCGATATGGAAATTATACCTCTGACTAGTTTGAATGATCGCGGCTTTAGAACATTTATTTTTAATCCATTGAGCTCATTTAGACCCGAGTTTTACGATATTGATATTGTTGATGTGTATCAAGATGTTCGTTGGTATTTTCCTAAAATGAAGCCAGGACAACTGTTATGTACTCCGTTAAACAACGATCCTAAACCTCCGTGTGCATACTTTGTTAAAGAAGTCAGTCGTCAAAGTGAACTAGTAGATTACTCAAGGTGCTGGTAATATGCCGTATACTGAACCGCAAATATTTGAAACATTGAATAGACTAATTAGAATCTATTCAGAGAGTTATCCGAATGATCGAGAAGGATTAGAACGATTTTCTCGCTGGGCACATTCACAATATGGATATACGTATGGGCAGTCTGACTCCGAACGTTAAGCTAATTTACGAACGAGTAGGCGGCACTGTATATGCCCGCGAACAAGGTAGCACTGAAAGGACCGTTGTGGGATACGACTATCATAGGGATCCGTTAGATCACAGAAATTATATGAGTACGCCTAGCGAATCTCAGTTATGGCATGATATTAGACAAGCAGCCTTGGACAATAAAGAATTGGAAAACGCCTTAGAACGTGTTAAAATATTGTACTATCTAAGCAAAGACAAAGAATATAAAGTTCCTCATCATCCGGTATAAACATGGCAGCAAAACTAGACATTGGCAGAGAATTAACAGCGGTAAATCGTAGAGACCACGATTTTTATAAGAACTTAACTGACGAAGAGAAGAAAGTTTTTAGTCCGTATATTTTAATGAGATATGTAAGCAATCCTCAAGTTGATCCCGAAACATATCAGTTCATTCTCGAACGAGTTAATGATCTTGTCAATATCAATCACTGGACTTTAAGTAAAGGTCATAAGCAACTTCTTTGGCAATTATTTGCCAGTTGCGGAGTTGGTGTGCCTGTCAAATACACATACCTGAAGTCAGGTGCCAAAGGCAAAGCAAACAAGATTGAGAAGCTTCTTGAAGAATTATATCCTGCAATGAAGTTAAGTGATATCAAAGTGTTAGCATCATTGATGGACGATAAAGACAAACAAGAATTGTTTGATAAAATGGGATTTGATAAGAAACAACGGAAAGAATACGAGTAATGGAGTTAGTTGACCAACCTTTTACATGTGTGCATTGTAACAAGAGTTTTATGCAAGAGAAAACTCTTGTTGCTCATATGTGTGAACGAAAAAGGCGAGTGCTACAAAAGGATGAAAAAAGAGTCCAGATGGGATTCTTTGCCTACAACAGATTTTATCAACTTACTCAGGCTGCAAAAAAACAAAAACCCTATAGTGACTTTTGTAAGAGTGCATACTATAATGCCTTTGTAAAATTTGGTAGCTTTATTAACAATGTAAATCCTTTGTATCCAGAACGATTTATCGACTACGTAGTTAAGAGCGGAATTAAATTAGATCATTGGTGTAGAGATGATCTGTATGACAAATATCTAAGTGAGCTGATCAAAATAGAGCCTGTAGAAAGTGCTATTGAAAGAAGCTTGCAATATATGATGGAATGGGGCGAAGAACAAAATGCAAATTTTGCACATTACTTCAAATACGTAAATGTAAATCGTGCAGTACATCATATTAGAGATGGAAAAGTCAGTCCCTGGTTAGTTCTAAATTCTGGGAGCGGAGTTGAACTAATGAGAATGTTTAATGACGAGCAATTGGATATGATTAATCAAACATTAGATTTATCTTTTTGGTCAAAGAAATTTAGAGACTGCCCGGCGGATGTGGCGTTTGTAAAAGAAATTTGTAGGGAGACTGGAATTGCCTGATATTGATATAGATTTCTTAAATCGTTCAAATGTGTTGGATATAATTCAGCATGTGCCTGCTTGTCTTGAAGACGGAAAGAAACATAACACAGGTGCGTATTGTCATGCAATTCCTGTTAACTCATTAACCGGCAATGCCAATATCAATTATAAAGAAGCAGAATCTCGAGGCTACTTTAAAATTGATTTTTTAAATGTTAGTGCATATGAAGGTGTCCGTAATGAAGAACATCTTAAAGAATTATTAGCAGCTGAGCCGCTTTGGGACTTATTAGAAGATCCGGCGGTATGTGACCAGCTGTTTCATATCAATGGGTATCATCAATTGATTGCAAAATTAAAGCCTAAGAGCATTGAAGAATTATCCATGTTCCTTGCACTTCTCCGCCCGGGTAAAAAACATCTCATCCCAGTATGCGAGAAAGAAGGTTTCCAAGGTATCCAACAGGAGATATGGACTAAAACGGATGATGCTTATTTCTTTAAGAAGGCTCATGCTGTTGCTTATGCTCACGTTATTGTTGTTCAACTTAACTTGATTTGCGAACGGGTTAGCTACCCTTTTTCTTAACACTTCTAACCAGTTGAATGCTCTTGCGTTTGACACGCTTTTCAGCAATCTCACCTAGATTAACAATTGGCCCAAAAATAATTTCAACATCTTTGCTGTTGAATGTTTTTATAAAAGGCCTGAAAGCCACCATTTCTTGTTTTAGAAAAATGTTGATAGGGATTTTCCTATTACTTTCCCACCACCAAACTTCTCCCATTTCTAAGAACAAGTGTTTATGTTCTTCGTTGCGTATATCAGCATAGTTGTATATGCTAGTAACGTTATCATCGTGATTTACAATGATACCTATATACTCATTATCTGAGGTTTTGATGCAGGTTATGAATGGAAACTTTTGTTGAAACTCGTCCTTGTTGGTCATTAATAAATATATGTATGCAGAAATTACCAATCTATTTATACTCCAATTTGTTCAGTGTACAATTAGATCTGGACGACGATATAACAAGGACACATGAAACTATGTACCAACGAGAGTTAAAATTACAAAGAGGACTTAAAAACAAGGTACAGCTACAGTTTAAAAACTCTGATCAAAAATTAGTTAGAATTTTAGCTGCATCTAGTACTGTTGGGGCTGCAACATCTGCTTCTAATTTACTCACAGTAGCCGATGCTACCAATGTCCAAGTAGGTATGCTAGTGAACAGTGATAGTGTAACTAACGGCACTTATATTTCTGCAATTAATTCAAATACCCTAACACTTGATAACTTAGATCCACAATACGATGCTGATCTAGGACAATTCCTATCACCCATTACTGAAACTATAACATCGGGCACCGCGGTTACTTTCAATCATAATTTTGTATTTTCTATGTTTGATGCAGAACAAAATAGAATGGTTGTGCAGAAAACACTTGAAGTTATTGACAACGGTGTTACTACTGCAACTCGCGGACTAGCGGTATTATCGTTGACTGAAAACGACACTCGAGAACTACATAACGGTTACTATAATTTTTCAGTTACATTGACTGACAATGATGGTTCATCTATCCCTGCATATTCAAACACATATTATAATATTGCCGGAGTTGCAAGATTAACTAGCGAACTTGTACCAGTATTGAAAGACAGTTTAGAAACTGCTGCCTTTAAATATTTTGCAAATAGGGACGTCGAACCTAATAGATATGAATTCTATTCTGGAAACTTACGTGCAAATCCTGAAATGAGTCAGGCCACTACAATCGCTATGTATTTTACCAATTACACTGGCACCGTAGATGTGCAAGCAACCTTGGACAATGCACCTTCTAACTTTGCTAATTATGCAACATTAGAAACTAAAACCTATACAAATTTTACCGGTGTAGATTATGCAAATGCAGTAGGCATTTGGAGTGATGTTAGAGTAAAATGGTATCCTGATAATTCAAATTTACCAAATCTGTTAAACTTCTACAGTCCTGAAATGCCAGGCAATCCTACTCCTGGTTCGGCTTATTATCCAAACGGAAAAATTGACAAAGTACTTGTAAGAAGCTAAACTGTATGTATGAATCTCATACAGGCTTCCGTACAAACTTTTCTGCCTCCTAAAAGGAAGACAACTCCTAGTGGCTGGATAGGTTTCAACGCAGTCTGTTGCCATCACAATGGAGATCATCAAGACACAAGAAAACGTGGTGGTGTGCTGTTCAGTAACGATGGATTCCAATATCATTGTTTCAACTGCGGATTCAAAGCAGGCTGGACACCCGGAAGGTTATTAAGCAAGAATACTAAAAATTTGTTTAACTGGATGGGAATGCCTAGTGAGGAAATTAATAAACTAAACCTCGAGGCGTTACGTAGTAAAGAAGATCAACCGGTAGCTGCTCCTACTATTAATTTTCATCAAGAGCCCAGACCTCTCCCGGAAGACTGTAAGTCAATATTAGAATGGTTAATGGCTGAGCCAAACGATGAAGTATTAGCAGTGGTTGATTACCTTGCTGGTAGAAGCATGGATTTAGAATGGTACAACTGGATGTGGAGTCCGGAGAACGGATATCGTGATCGAGTTATTATTCCCTTCTATCAGGACGGTGTGGTAGTGGGGTTTACTGGGCGGAAAATAAAACCCGGTAAACCCAAATACCTTACAGACAGTCAAAGTGGCTATGTGTTCAACATCGATCGGCAGACCGAAGATAGAGAATATGTAATTGTAGTTGAAGGGCAATTTGATGCGATAGCTGTTGACGGTGTAGCAATTATGACTAACGAACCAAATGCTACGCAAATTGCTAGAATTAATAAGTTAGGTAAGCGAGTTATCGCGGTGCCTGATCGAGACAAGCCTGGAGCAAAATTAATACAAGCCGCATTAGAAAATAGCTGGACAGTGAGTATGCCAGAGTGGCAAGACAGCGTCAAAGACTGTGCCGATGCTGTGCATAGATATGGTAGATTGTATACCCTGTTCACAATTCTACAGTACGTAGAAGCAAATGAGATAAAAATACAATTACTAAAGAAAAAACTAGAGAACCTGCATGACGATGAACAAACCTAATTATAACGCAGAAATGCAAAAACTGTATCTGGAGATGTTTCTTTCAGATGCTGAAACTTTTATCCGCTGTCAGAATATCTTTGATGCTGAAAATTTTGACAAACGATATCAGGATTCTGCGGCGTTTGTTACCAAGTATGTAGACGACTACAAAGTCATGCCTGAGGTTAGTATTGTTAATGCTAGCTGTAGCACAGACTTTCAGGCTATTACATTACCTAAAGAAAACTATGACTGGTTGATGAATGAATTTGAAACATTTAGTCGACATAAAGGGCTAGAGCGGGCAATTCTTAAATCAGCCGACTTGTTGGAAAAGGGCGAGTACACTCCGGTCGAAAAGCTGATCAAAGACGCTATCCAGATCAGTTTGAACAAAGACATGGGCACTGACTACTGGTTTGATCCAAGAGCCCGCTTGTTATTGTTGAAGGACAATAATGGACAGATCAGCACTGGTTATCCAAGTATTGATCGCAAGCTGTACGGCGGTTTCAAGCGTGGTGAATTGAACATTTTCTGTGCTGGCTCTGGTGGCGGTAAGAGTTTATTCCTTGCCAACTTAGGTGTAAACTTTTCGCTCGCCGGGTTGAACGTGATCTATTTTACCTTTGAATTGAGTGAAGGTTTAGTGGGTATGCGTGTGGACAGTATGCTAACTGGTATTGCTTCCAAAGACATCTTTAAGAACTTAGATGACGTTGAAATGAAGGTTAAACTCACTGGTCGCCGTGCTGGCGGAATGCAGATAAAATACATGCCTTCCGGCAAAAACTGTAACGATTTAAGGTCATATTTAAAAGAATATCAGGTCAAAACAGGCAAAAAACCTGACATTATTTTAGTGGACTACTTGGACCTTATGATGCCACTAAGTGTTAAAGTTAGCCCAAGTGACTTGTTTGTTAAAGACAAATACGTATCAGAAGAGCTTCGTAACTTTGCAATGGAAACTCAGTGTGTAGTAGTAACTGCCGCACAGTTGAACCGCAGTGCTGTTGAAGAAATCGAATTTGATCACAGTCACATCTCAGGTGGTTTAAGTAAGATTCAAACAGCAGATAACGTTATTGGTATCTTTACCAGTAGGGCTATGCGTGAACGTGGACGTTATCAAATTCAATTTATGAAGACACGTAGTTCGAGCGGAGTAGGGCAAAAGGTTGACTTAGAATTTGACATCGATAGTCTTAGAATTAAGGACTTAGGTGAAGAAGAAGAGGGCAGTTTTAGCCAACAACGTAGTGCAGCAAGCAATGCATTAATTGACGGATTAAAGAAAACCAGTGTAGTTACAGCAACTAACGTTGATCCGGAAACTGGTGAAATCGATCCTACTAGAGGCAGCTCGTTGCCTAAGGCCAAAGTCTCACCGCAACAAAGAAGTGTTAGAGATATCCTGAGTAGTTTTAGTCCGGAAAAGGATTAAAGCCAATTGGAGATTTTGTTTTGTGCAACTAGTTCTATACTGCGATTCCATTGACCGTCATCGACTAGATTGAAAATTGACTCAATGGTTGCCGGGGCATCGAGCCATCTATTTTGTGGTTTCCACGGAGGATCTCCCCTAAATTCTCCGTCTAATTGATTAGGTGCCCAACCACAGCTACCTATACATGTTCTATAAAGTCCCGGGCCTTCGTCTTTACTAATTGCAGCAAGTATGGCCATTTCGTTAGTGATTCCAATATCTGGCGTAATTTTTATAGTATTAGAACTTTGCCAATCTAGAGTATGAATAATAAACACTCTGTGCGTATCGACTGGTCCTCCAACAAATACTTTATCTCGTTTTTTTGAATCAATCCCTACTGCCTGCATAATTGTACCCAGGGTTAAATTTGCGGCAGGTTTGTTAACCATTAAACCCCAAGACCCGCTAGGACTGTGTTTTGCAACTAATATAACTCCCTTGGTAAAATAGGGATCCTCGCTTCTAGGCTGCGATACTATAATACTTCCGGTTAAACTTTTTATTTCACTCATCGAGATATTTAATAAAATAAATAATAGTTATGAGTATTGCTGAATTTACTGACCCAATTGATCTTAATAAAGAACTCAATCCTGCATTGTGGCAGGGCAGTGATCTAAGAACAGATGTAAGAGTTGCGTTATTAAAAATAGCCAAAGCCTACTATAATTTTTTAGACATAGATGTTCCTATTATAGACATACTAGTAACAGGCAGTCAGGCAAACTATAACTATACTCGACATTCAGATTTAGATCTGCATCTTATTGTTCCGTATGACAGCGTCGATTGTGATCTTGCAGTTGCAGAATTGTTTGACGCAAAAAGAAGATTATGGAAACAAAATCACGATCTATACATTCGTAACGTTCCTGTAGAATTGTACGCAGAAGATTCTAAAGAGCCTGCTGTTTCGTCTACATACTCAGTTCTTAGAGGAGAGTGGATTAAGAAACCCGGTGCTCCTATTATGGACTATGATCGGAAAGAAGTTAGACGATTGTTTGATATGTGGGAAAATTTAATTCTTAAAGCAGTTAAAACTGGTGATCTAGAATTTATGGAAAAACTAAAAGACATGCTGAAGAATTTCAGAAAGGCGGGACTGGCAAAAGATGGCGAATTTGGTCCTGCAAATCTGGCATTCAAAAGCCTTCGCAACGACGGCTTAGTTGGACATCTTATGTCTGCAATTACTAAAGCAACCGATAAACAATTAAGTATTTGACATTAGATTGCAAATAGTTTATAATAAACTATGAGAACAATTTATTTAGATATGGACGGCGTTGTAGCCGATTGGACCGAAGGCGTTGCACAATTTATTGGCTATCGCCTCGATGACCCTACAGTCAAATATCCCGACGTTGACTGGCAAAAGATTCGATCACATATGCGGATGTTTCGTGATTTGCCAAAGATGCCACAAGCCGATCAAATGGTAGATCTGGCAAGGAAGTTCAGGGACGATTTTGGGTTTAACCTTATTTTTCTAACTGCTATTCCTCACTACAATGATGTACATTGGGCGTTTTGGGATAAGATGTTATGGGCACAAGAACGGTATCCAGATATCCCAGTACACTTTGGACCCTACTCAGAAGATAAGAAAAAGCACTGTGTCGCAGGTGATATTCTAGTAGACGACCGTCCTGATAACTGCCAAAGTTGGAGAGAAGCCAGCGGCGTTGCAGTACGTGTGACTAAAGACTATCAGGCTGCACTAGATGAACTAGAAGAGATATATCAAAGAGAGCAAACGCTGCTCTCCCTGATTTAAGACTCTAAGTTCTGAACACGAGTTGTTAATGAATCTACCTGATCTTTTAGATCTTTGATAGAATTAACCAGCATAGGAATTAATCTAGAATAATCTAAACTTAAGGTTCCGTCTGCATTAGTTCCAACTGCTTCTGGTAGGATTTGCTGTACTTGTTGTGCAATAAATCCTACTTCTCTTTGTGATCCTAATCTGTCTTCATCTACCCAATTGTAGTATACAGAACTTAGTGCAATAGTTGCAGTTAGTCCCATATCGAACGAAGTAATATTCTTCTTGAGATTCTCATCTGAAGCAGTATTCGTTAATTCACCAGCACTAGTAGAATATACTGCACGGTTACCTACACCTTGTAAACTTCCTACAAAAATATTGCTACCAATACCGACACCACCTAATACCACAAGTGTTGCAGTTGCGGTACTTAGTGCAGCTTGAGTAGAGTTTAAAAATAATTGGGTCGAAGTAGTGGACGGTCTGCTACCTGCAATGGCAATAGTCCATGTGTTAAATGTACTGATAGTTTCCTGTGGATTTAGGAAAGATTCATCTACTGCAACTGTAAAGTTAGTTCCTGTCCTATTAAGCTGACCTTCCACATAACTTAATACTCCACGTTCTGCTGCAATTGCACGAATTCTATTACCTGCTGTAAAGGCCGTTTCAGCTTCATTTACAACAAACAATAAATTACCAGATGCTGGTAAAGTATGACTGCTGTCAGAAGTTGCAAAGTACCCTAGTCCAGTTGCACCAACATCACCTGTCGGACTAATGAACCAACTGTTGGTAGATCCTGTACCTAAAACACGATCTACCAGCACGTTCATTGAAGTAGTTGCTTCGGTAATTGCAGTTACTAAACCTTCCATATAAACATACGGAACAGAATTTAGTCCACCAACACGTACACGCATACCTTCAATGTATCCGCCTTGACGTCCTCTACCGTTCACGTCAAAGAAAGTAAAACTCTTAGTACCTGTGCTTAAAGAAAGAGTAGAAGTAGTGTATAATAAGAATGCTGTAGCTTCTGGACCAGTCGCACCTTGTATACCAGTGTCGCCAGTCATACCTGTAGCACCAGTGGCTCCAATTGCACCTGTAGCACCTGTAGCACCTGTTCCTCCAACTGGTCCTGGATCACCAATACCTGTAGCACCTGTAGCACCTAGTCCACCTGTTGCACCGGCAGGGCCTAAAGCACCTGTAGCACCACTGCCGGTAGCACCGGTTGATCCTGCAACACTTCCAACGTTGATGATACTGTTATCATTTAATGTGAATGATAAATTTGTACCTGTAACGGTTGCTGTCACAACATAAAGTCCTGTAGCACCAGTTGGTCCGTTGTTACCGGTAGCACCAGTTGCACCAAAATTACCAGTAACACCAGTTGAACCAATATTTCCTGTTGGTCCTGTAGCACCAATTGCACCAGTGGCACCTTCTGGTCCTGTTGCACCTGTTGCTGCTACCGGACCTGTAGAACCTGTAGCACCAAATACGCCTTCTGCACCTGTTGCACCTGCAGGACCGGTTGCACCTGTAGCACCGGCAACACTGCCAGCAGTTAATACCGAACTGTCATTAAGTGTAAACGATAAAACTGTGCCAGTTACTGTTGCACTGACAACATATAATCCAGTAGAACCTGTTGGTCCTGTTGCACCTGTTGATCCGACACTACCTTGAGATCCTGTAGGTCCTGTAGCACCTTGACTACCAGTTGCACCTGTTGCACCTTGAGCTCCGGTTGCACCTGCACCTTGGGCTCCGGTTGCACCAATTTCTCCAGTGGCCCCAGTTGCACCGCTAGATCCAATACCAGTTGACCCTTGTGGTCCAGTAGCACCAGTTGACCCGTCGTTGCCAGTAGCACCCTGGATACCAGTAGCACCTGTTGCACCAGTTGCACCTGCACCGGTTGCACCTGCTGGTCCTGTAGCACCTGTTGATCCAAATTCACCAGTAGCACCTGTGCCGCCTTGAGCTGCTGAAACGCCCGACGGTCCTTGTAGGCCGGTAGCACCTGTTGGGCCGGTAGCACCTGTCGATCCGTCTGCTCCAATTGGACCAGATGCACCTGTTGATCCAAGACCAGTAGCACCTGTAGCACCGGATAATCCAGTGGCACCAGTAGCACCAGAAATAGTAGTCCAATCTAATGTTGCAGTTGTTCCCGATGCAGTTGTTACTACTAATGTCTGACCAAATGTGCCGTTAGTATTAGGCAATCTAAAATTATTAATCCAAACATAACTTCTAGTTGATGGCCCTCCAACCTCGCCGCCTCGGATAAAAACCTGACCAGCAGTTGTTGTTGACCCATCTCCGCCTGTAATTATTACATCACCGCCACCTCCAAAACCGCCAAAGCCGTTGCCGCCAGTGCCGCCAGCAATAGAAACATAACCGCCTTTTTCGCCCGGAAGTGCTTCTGGATCGACGGAACTTTCCCCGCCAGCACCGGCTAGTAGAACTATGTTACTTCCAAGGCCTGCAAAATTGGCACCGCCTCTTAGAGTAATTTCATTCAATGCTTCGATCTCAACATTGTAAGCACTGTAGATGTCCAAAGTTGAGACATTTGCATTGCTTATGCTGTCTGCACCAATAAATCCACCAACGTATAAGTTTCCTCCTATACCGGCACCACCTCTTACTTGTAGTGCCCCAGAATTAGTAGAAATGGAATCTGTAGTATTTGTTATAGTAAAAATGCTTGTAGGATCTGCACCGGAACCAGTTGCACCGACTGCACCTGTAGCACCTACAGGACCAGTTGCACCAGTAGAACCTTCACCAGTAGCACCAGTTGATCCGTTCGTTCCAGCAGGACCAGTAGCACCAGTTGATCCGTTCGTTCCAGCAGGACCAGTAGCACCGGTAGATCCGTCAACACCTATAGTACCGTTAGCACCTGCTGGACCGGTCGCACCGGTAGGGCCTGCGGCCCCAGTTGCACCTGTTGAGCCTGCACCTGTTGCACCTTGATCGCCTTGAGCACCCGTGGCACCGCTATCACCAGTAGGTCCCGTAGCACCGGTTGATCCTGCACCTGTTGCACCTTGATCGCCTTGAGCACCTGTGGCACCGCTGTCACCGGTTGGGCCTGTTGATCCTGTAGCACCACTACCTGTAGCACCTGTTAAACCGGTTGATCCTACAGCACCGGTAGCACCTTGATAACCTGTTGCACCTGTAGCACCTGTTCCGCCTACTGGACCAGTAGCACCGGTAGATCCAGTTGCACCTGTAGATCCTTCGTAACCAGTAGCACCAGTAGGACCGCCACTAGGACCAGTAGAACCTGTTGGTCCAGTAGAACCCGTAGCACCCGCACCTGCAGGGCCAGTTTGACCAGTAGCACCAGTTTGACCTAATGGGCCTTGCGGACCTGTAGCACCTGTTGATCCGCGTCCTGTAGCACCTGTTGTACCTTGATAACCTTGGAATCCAATTGGGCCAATTGGACCAGTAGCACCTGTCGATCCTGCACCTGTAGCTCCGGATGGTCCTGTAGGCCCTGTTGCACCGGTGCTGCCCAAATCTGCGGTAGCAGTCACATACCATGTGGTAACACCTGTACTGATACCTTGTAGTCTATCCACATTGATTGTGATAGTATTTGTTCCTGTATCTAATGCAGTGATCTGTCCTTCGACCCAATCGTTAACTGGAATTTCGCTACTGACATTCTTAGCACGAACACGCTGACCAACAACTAGACTAGTCAAGTTAGTTAATTTAAATTGTTTAACACCAGCACTGATACTATTAGATGAAGTACTAGCAGATCCAGAACCTGGTCCAGTAGCACCTGTGCTGCCATTAGATCCTGCGGTACCGGTAGCACCTGTTAGACCTGTAGCACCAAATCCGCTGATTACACTGATAGTTCCAGTTTCGTCTACATCTAATCCGTTGCCAATAATGACGCCGCCTACTGTGCTAGAAGTAGCCACGGGCAACACATAGTTGCTAGTAGAAACAGCACTGAGCGTACCATCTTCAGTAACACTCAACCCGTCACCTACTTTGATCACACCCGCAGTGGTTGTGGATGCAATGTCCACAAATGCCGCAATAGCTTCGATCTGTGCAGTATTAATACTGACCACACCATTAGCTGCTTCTAGACCGTAACCTACCTGCATAACACCTTTGGTACTGCTGCTGGCATTGGTTACGTTGACTAAATCTGTAAAATCACCTGAGATACCCACGGCACTGACTGTTTGCACCGCGGCATCAATCTGTCTACGATCCAGGTCTTGGAATTCATAATCTAAACCGTTTAAGCTGGTAACTTCAATGCCAAATGTGCCTTGATTTTCAAAGGTCATCAACCCACCAGCAAAGTTTACCAGTCGTGTAGCGTTGGTAATTGAACTGACATCATTGAACTGTACTCGAGTAGCTGTGCTATCCACATTGATGTAGATACGCATCTTGCTGAACTGTAGCGTAGGAAACTGTCGTAGATTTACACCCACCACAGTGCTGCTAGTAGCGGGACGCACTTCCATGTAGTGTACACTGCCCTCTGGGTAGTTAACTGTGACAGTGCCGCTGGATACTTGTCCCCAGCCTTTGACTCTGTAGGTAACATCATTTAACTGTACATTGGTTAATTCTGCACCTTCCATGTCATTTTGAAAGTCCACAGAGTTTTCAAAGCGTGTACCAGTCGAAATGCCCTTGCTGACCTGATTTTGTTGCAGTGCCGAAATTTCATTTCGAGCGGCTGTGAGGCCGTCTACTGTGCCCTGAAAGTTGTCCCTAAACCCTTGGCTGGGATTGTCTTGCCCTTTGACGGGGAATAATGGGTTAATGCGTGTTGGGTCAATGTTGCTCATAGATCAAGGTTATCCTGTTTAGATATGCTAATTTTTATATTTAGCAGGATATTAACAAGTAAATACTCTGTATGGTAAACACTGAAATTTTAGAAATCACAGCTAACGACCCTGTATTCCAATTGACCTGGAGTATCAACAATATCTGCACCAACCACTGCCGTTACTGCCCTTCAACACTGCATTCTGGAAAAAATCATCACTATGAATGGGCACACGCAGAACGTTTTGCCCTGGCCCTGATGGATCGACATGAACATATACAGTTGGCCATAGCAGGTGGTGAACCCACTGTGAGTCCCTGGCTTAAAGATCTCATTAATCTATTTCTCAGCAGGGGGCATCAGGTAGGAGTGACTTCAAACGGTGTTCGTGCTGCTCATTACTGGAGTGATTGCCGCCCGGACTATATCTGTCTCAGCTATCATGCCGAATACGCAGACGATGAGTGGGTTGTTCGTGCTGTGGCTACTAATCAGCTGATACCGCACACCACTGCCAGAATAATGATGGATCCCGATCGATGGGATCAATGTGTCAGAGTGTTTAAAATGTTGCAGGCAACTCCCATGGGTGTAGAAGCTGTACGCATATTGGATTGGGGCGGTGGCAGTCAAACAGTACTGTACACTGAGGAACAGCTAGCATGGTTGGACCAGTGCCGGAACAAAAAGCCCCGTCCTTTTGCCACTGACAAGTTGGAATATTCTGCCACTGTACACTATCTAGCGGGCCACACTGAATATGCATCGGGTCCCTGGGCAAATCAGCTGATCAGCCAGAATAAACACTATTTCACCGGCTGGCAATGTGACATTGGCCTAAACAGCCTATTTGTGCAGTACGACGGCAGCTATCGTAGGGGCAACTGCTCGCAGGGCGGATATATAGGATGGCTGAAAGATCCCCTGCTGAAATGGCCCACAGAATCCGTGATCTGTGAACTGAACCACTGCCACTGCACCACGGACATATTAACTCCCAAACGCTTGATCCCCATCCGGCAGATCTGAACATTCCTGTTTCTTGCGGCGAAGCCGCGAAGCGGTAACGCAGAAATTTTTCTAACATAAACTACCCAGATAATAATTTAAACCACATTAAAATAAATACTGGATGCTGCCCTACTATAAACAACTAGACTACGAACATTCAGCTATCCAACAGCAGGCAGCAATGCTGGCATTGAGTTTGGATCTGATTCATAACCCCATAACAATCCCATGGCGTGAAATCAGTTTGGACATGCTGTACAATGAAATTCCCACTATACGTCCACTGTTGAGTCTGTATAATTTCACTGTGAAAACTGCTAGTCTTACTGTGTTAAAAGAGTTGGACAGTACTGCTATATACTCTGAAATATTGGGCCCGGGTGCTAGATTGGAAATTCCAGTTATAGGCTGTGAGTATGGATACACTGCTTACTATCCCACAGCTGAAATGCTCAAGTATGATCCCACTGTGACAGCCAACTACTGGAGATATAACAGTGAAAGTGCTGTAGAAATGGCACGAGTCACTATGAGAAAGCCCACAGTGATCAACACCAAAATTCCACGTGCTACAGTGGTCACAAGACGGCATGTAAGACGTATCAGTCTAATGCTGGATGTGGGTCCAATAGCATACTCTATGTTGACTAACCCTGAAGCACAATGATCTCATTGGTGAGAGTCACTGCACAAACACTGAATCCAAATAGACTAGACGCTGTTATCAGTGGTCCAAAAGGTACACTACTGTTGAAAGATCTACTGTGGATAGTGGATGAACAGGCAGTATTGGACTGTTACTATTGGTCAGCATGGGCCAGTACACAGGGCATGTATCACTGCTGTTGGTCATGGCCCGGTAAAGTTACGCTGTTGCCACCACAGTAGCCAAGGTAGAACATGTGCTAGACTCATGATAAACCACATGGCAGTCATACTATAGTCAGTGCCGCAGATGGGACTGTGATTAAACAGGCTCCAAATGAAACCTATAAAGAACAAGGGTGCGGGCACAAGACTCAACGCAGTGTATAATAGACGCATAGTGTATTTACAGTACCAACACTAGTCAATGTGCTCACAATGCTGACCCCAACGTAGTAAGAACTCTGTGAGTAGTGGACCTTCGGGAACCCAAAAGCGAGTACGGTTTAGGTGCGGTTCCCACTGTAGGTTATGCTGACCAACCCATTCTAAACAGTAGCGGAAATTGGGATCTAGAGTGTATATAGCGTATTGTCTTGTGCTCATAGTGTGTACTTATACAGGCCGAAGTATACAGCGGACAAAAAATTGCGTAAAAAAATTTTCAAGAGTGCAAAACAGTAGTGGCCGAGAGTTTTACAACCCCGGTCTATATAGCCCGCAAAAAATTACTACGCAGTTAAAAGTATAGAGTGAGAACCGTGGTCCTGGTGATCTAGTCTAACAGGGGTGGGGATTTTGGAAAAAGTTTGACAAGCAAGCAAAGCTAGCGGGCAAGCGGCAGCAGGGGAGCGACCCCCCACCCCACCTCAGTGCCCCACCCCACCTCAGTGCCCCACCACCACCTGGTCCTCATCAGCCTCGAACTGATTAGTCTTG